CCTCCGACCAAGCAGTTGTCGTTACTGTAACCGTTGTCCAATTTGGATTCTGGCTAGGAACGATAGCTGAGTATATTTGAACTATACCAACATTTACTGTTCCTGCAACCCCTGAAACATCAACTTCTATAGAAGGCACAGCATTTACTGAGCCAACCGCGCTTGTGGCCGCTACTCCTGTGACAACAAAAGAAGATGTACCTGTAACCGTTAAAGAACCAAGTGCGCTTGTAGCCGCTACTCCTGTAGCAAGCACCAAAGCCGAACCTGTGATTGCTTCTTCACCGAGACTTGCTGTGGCTACCGCGCCAACACCAACGACATTTGCAGAACAATTTGTTGTTTCTTCACCAAGAGCAGAAGTTCCTGCTACACCTGTTGGCACGAGTAAAGATGTACCTGTAACAGCTACTGAGCCAACCGCGCTTGTTGCCGCTACCCCTGTAACATTTACTTCTATAGAAGGGATAGCAAGGGCTGTACCGAGTGCGCTAGTGCCAGCTACTCCTGTGACAACGACGGGTATTGCTTGGTTCCAAGCCCCTTGATTCCAAGTTCCTCTGCCCCAACCCGTGATATTAGCCACAATATTACTCCATTATGCTATACGGATAATGGCATTACTCGCATCTGCTGTAGGAAACTGAATAGTAAACGTCCCAGAAGTAGAGGTTTTGTTAGAGGTGAAATCTAACACTGCTACTGCTTTATTACTATTTGTATCATTATAAATCAAAGCACCCATTGCTGTAATAGTAGCAGTGGTAAAACTCAAATCAGCAAAATCAGTAAGTGCGGTAGTACCAGAAGCTGAAGGGGCTACTTTTGTAAGAGTTCCCCCACCTGTAGCATATGTGCCACTAGAAGCAACTTCACCTGTAGTGGTGAAAGCTGTTGTTGTCGCGCCTAGCGTAGCTGTGGTGTTTGATTTGCCCCCGCTACCCTCTGCATACAATGCCAATTTAAAAGCATTACCATTTGTCGCAAAATTGTGTGTACCTGTTAAAAGCTCTGTTTTAAACGAAGTACACATTGCTTGTGCAATAGCCATTAGAGTCTCCCTATAGCTTTAGCTAGTTCCAATTGACCAGCTTCACGAACCTTGGCGCAAATACTAGCACGTTCTTCTTTCTTCGCCAACTCTATATAGTATTGCGCTAGATTCCTTACTTTATCCCTAAAGACCTCAGCTTGTAAACGGATAGGTTCTGGAGCATCCTCAGAAATGTAAATAAGTTTACTAGCTAACATATCAGCTATTTGGTCGTTAGATAAACCACCTTCGTCCGAAGTGATTATATTAACTGCGCCTATCACAGAAAGTGATTCAAACATTATCATGCCTCCCAAAAATAACAGGTTCACTTTCTATGGGCTCCGGAGGTGCAAATTCAGATTGTTTAGCTATCAAAAGCCCCCCTTCTTGCACTGTTTGTACTAGAGGATCATCAAGTCTGTGATAGCCATACAATTTTTCATTGTCTGGAACGTTAGTATCCAATAACCCAGATTTACTAGCTATTTCTATTTTTATACCTTTTGATACAGCAATAGCACACCAAAACTCAACACATGCCCTACCTGATTCAGCCATATTTACATTTTTGTAAGTAAAATCTATACCATATAAACATATCGTTTTAACTTTTGACCAAATTGCATAAGCAACTGCGTACGCTACAGTATTGTTGAAATAACAGAATTTTAATTCTGTTGCTATTTCTTTTAAAGGGTACAACTCTAACTGTTTAACTCGTTTATCTAACTGGCAAGTTATAATAGGCTTTTTATTTTCTTTTAAAAATTTCCTAGCTATACCTGTTTGAGTTCCTGCATTTTCAGTATCTAAAAACCTGGAAACAGGATCCATCATAAACGTCTTATCAACGTGTATAATCCCGCCTATACAATTTATACCCCATATTTCGTCAAATTCTTGAGACGCTATTCTAGCAGAAGCATAATCAGAAAAGCTCCCACCAAGACCGACTATAGCTATTTTCATGTTCTCGCTCGACTAGGTAATCCTTGTCTATAGGCATCAGCATTTTCACGAGCTTCTGCTAAATCTTTAACCCTGCCTAATGATTCTATAAAACGACCATTATACAAATCCATCATATCTTTTTCACCTTTCATAAAGGTGTATGCTTCTACTAAACAGCCATACAGCATAGTGTTAGGCGCATTTTCACTTAAATAAGTAAGAGTAGTGTCATCACTAGCAGAAACCACTGTTCCTGTTGCGCCACTTGTACCACCAGTCACTGTTTCACCCACCGTAAAATCAGTGCTTGGTATAATAATATCTAAAACAGTCGCGCTAGTTATAGAAGATATAGTGGTTGTTGCCCCGCTCGTGCCACCTGTGATTGTTTCATTAGCTTGAAAAGTACCACTCACACTGCTTACCGTTAGCTCAAACTTACTTTCGGTAAGGCTAGTTGGTCTGTAATAATAATGAAGTTCTGAGCTAAACGCTGCATTCGGAGTAGGAGCTAAAATAAAATTTTGGTAATCATAAACTGCGTAATATTTAGGAACACCTGTAACAGAAGAATCAGGGTACGCTTCTTGCAAATAATTAACATCTTTTTGCAATAAAAATTCTTTGCTAGAACTGTTTGTGATACTAACACTAAACGCCGCTAAAAAATCTGTTGGCATACCTAAAAATTGATTACCAGAGGATAATACACCTGTAGCGTTTTTGCGAAACACTTCTAAATCTACTGTCGTAAAAATACGCTGTTCCGTTGCTTTTACAAAATCAGAAAGATGAGAGACAAAAGACACTTCCGTATTTTCTGTATAATCTTTTATAGCTTTTTTTAACTCTGTATAAGTAAAACTCATGATATAACCACCGTAACTGTACCGACACTAGCGGTCAACTCAAAACTGTTTAGTTGTGTTCCAATTAATCCTAAACCAACATTTGTGTAAACGACAAAAGGATTGTTATCTTCTCTAACGTCTATCCTAGGCTCATGCAAGCCTTGTGGCTCAAACGGAGGAGGAGTTGGGTCTAGCTGGGGGTGCTTCGGTTCAAAACAATCACGACAAGTTTTCAAACCTGTCCATTCTTTGCGTAATTCTAAATAACGATAACGCTGACCGCACCTATCGCATATTGCAAGTGATTTTTTACCGATTGCATATTTCATGTGATAAAGGTGTAATAATCCCTGCTAGGTGTTAAACTTAAAGTAGCGCGATCACGGTCTTCTGCCGCCGCTCTCTCAAACTCTTCTTCATAAACAGCTTTAAGAACTTGTATCCGCTCAGGAGCTTTTTTCAAAGCTAAATAATAAGCCAACCCTGCGGCTAAACAAGGGTAAAACCTAAATGGAACATCTAGCGTATTAGTAGCACTATCTGCATCATCCATACGAACTAATCTATCGTAAACTAATGTGTATGTATCCGCACTATCAGGAGTAGGCCACAGTTTTACTATTGGGTTAATTTGTCTATCTACATAAAACTGAGTAGGTCTACCTGTTGTGTTTTTATTAGTAATACTGATGTACCCATCACGGCTTAATCGACTAAGGGATATATCAGATTGATTAGTGCCTGTCCCTGTGCGTATTACTGCGCTCAAAATATCGATAGTATCTGCGCCAAGCGTGTAATCAGCAGTTCCAGAAGTCAAACTGGTGGAAGTTTGTGCCATAGTCCAACGATTTAAACCCCTGTTCGCCCAATCTGCTAACATAAGGTTTAAAGAGCGAGTGGCTGTTCTAAGGTCGTAGCCTGTCCTAACCTCTAAGCCACAACGCTCAAAAGCCTCTTCAACATAATCAGCTACATCTAACTCAAAATCGTTGGAACCTGAAACAGCCATTTAACTCTCCTATGAGTTAGGACCTCTAATTATTTTGCCGCCAGCCGCGCCACCTTTAGACATCATTTTACGTTTGCCACCCATTGCGCCACCTTTGGATTTCATCATGCGTTTACCGCCCATAGCACCGCCTTTGGACTTCATCGCACGACCGCCTTTAGCGTAATTCTTTTTCTTCATCGCCATTTTCTTGTTCCTCTTCAGCATAAAGATTGTCGAATATCTGATTCACATCCATTGTATAGTCTAAATCAGATTTTGAATAGTGTGTGTGTTGAGAAGGTTTAAAATCAGGTGCGCCTTCCCCTGTTTCAAACCAAGCTGGGTGTGTGACTCTTACACGATTATTAGGCAAAGCCACTATATTACCAGTCCATTCACCCGCATCTAAAAGTTCTAACACATGGCTTTGTTTGTGCTGAGCGGGGTCATCTGCTATTTCACTGTCTGTATAATCTACGGTAAAGTAATACTTAGCAGGGAAAAATTCACCATCAATTTTAGCTAACCAAGGGCAAGGAGTAGCCCTATTTAAAACATAAACAGAGTGAGTATGAGACATACAATCCCAAGGTTGTGCCGCATGAACTGGCATGGGCTCTGCCCATTCATCAAAAGGCGTATCGCCAACTAACGCAGTTATAGGCATTCTTGCCCACATCGCACCGCCATGCACATTTGGTTCATCTTCCATATCTGCTTCACATCCTGTGAAAATAACTTGGAAACTTAAACATCTATTTGGCATGGTAGTTACCGCGATAACCATTGCATGTAAAAATTCACCATGATGTCTTTCATGGTTGCATGTATATTCTCGGCGCACCCAACATTTAAAGTAGGGGACGTTACTTGTAAGATAACTCATCAGGTCGTGGACTTTTTCTTTTTCTTTTTAGGAAAACCCGCTTTCATATTAGCGTAGGCTTCTTTAGAAATAGTTGATTTTTTCTTAGATCTAGAAATGCCTTTTTTCTTACGAGCATTTATATTGTCCCACAAACCTTTTTTCTTTTTCTTTTTTGCAGGTGCTTTTTCTGTTTGTTTTGCCATGTTACCTCTCGCTATAGTCATTAAAACAACCTAGGAATTGCCGCCGCCGCAATAATTAAAATAGCAATACCCCACAATCTCATATCTAACTTATCAAGTTGTTTTTGTATTTGGGCATAACGCTCACTACAATCTGCCTCATGCTTTTCCAACAACTTTAAAACATCATCTGCTTTCATCTCACCACGCCTTACATGACCAGTACCGCGCACTAAATTTATCTTTAGCACTAGCACAATTATGACGAGCCCTAAAAGATTTGCGCCTCGCAGGAATATCTTTTTTAATACTCATATTAGGATCCCCAAATCTCACCAAT